CTTGTTCATTTTGCCCATACAAACTTCCTTGTTGGGGAAGTAAATTGCAGTTGTTACCACAACAGCAATCTAAAGGTAAGAACCCTAAATGGGTTTGGTATACGGAGGTTAATAATCCTAAACAGGAGGAAGAGTCTGCGTAACTGGGTGGGTATTAGTTTTGAGGGGTCTAGTATCCACCTTTACCGACTATGTATTGTTTAATAATAAAAGATAATGATAAGTGGAGAATATTTACAAATGAAATATGGGATTCAGAAAAAGAAGCAACTGACTATGCCAAGAGGAATAAATTTAAAAAGTCTGTTGAATGGAAAGTTGTACCGTTTGATTATAAGTATTTTAAAAAATTATGAATAAAGAAAACAAAAAAATGTTATTAAAGTCTATAAAGGTGCTAGTTAGCCCTTGGGAAAAAGGATTTACTTGTGGTATTATAATGGATAGTAAAACAAAAATGACCACAGAAGAATATGAATTATGTTCTACAATAGCAAGAGGCATGATAAAGATGGCAACTACCGATCCTCATTCAACGTTTCTATGGGGTCTTCGTGGATTTGCTGATGACAAGAAAAACAATAAAGACGGTCTTAGTATTAACTCTATAGCAGAGTTTGATGATGCAGATAATGTTATTGACTTTCTTGAATTTTTAAAACAGAAACGTGATAAGGAGTTAAATTAATGGCAACACATGTTGTAATAGGTGACCCCCATTGCACACCTAAAGCAAGCAATGAAAGATTTCTGTGGGCTGGTAGGCTAGCCGCAGATGTAAGAGCTACACATATTATCTGTATGGGTGATTTTTGTAGTATGGATTCTTTATCTTCGTATGATAAAAAGAAAAAATCATTTGAAGGTAGAAGATATCAAAAGGATATGCAACACTCACATGAAGCATTATCTTTATTTAATAAAGGTTTAGGCAAATTTAAAGGTAGAAAGATTATGCTACATGGTAATCACGAAGATAGAATAGATAGATTCGTAGAAGAAAATCCTGAACTAGATGGTACTCTTAAAATTAGTGATCTTAAATTTAAAGATTATGGTTGGCAAGAGATACCTTATAAACAAAACAAAGTTTTAAATGGTGTATATTATGCTCATCATTTTCCATCAGGTATATTAGGTAGTGCAATATCAGGAGAGAATATAGCTAGAACTCTATTGACAAAACACAAAGTATCTGCTACAGTAGGTCATAGTCATTTGTTAGATTATGCTACATCTACTTTACCAAATGGTAAAAAGTTACATGCTTTATCTGCAGGATGTTATTTAAATCATAAAGAACATTTTGCTAGAGATACTCAGCATATGTGGTGGAGTGGTATTGTAGTTAAAAGAGAAGTTACTAATGGATCTTATAACATTGAAACAATTGACTACAATGCAATAAGGAGAGAATATGGTAGACTTTAAATCTGATCTAGAGCATCACGATAATGTTAATTCACCTGCACACTACAAATATGGTAAAAAAGAAACTATAGATGTTATACGAGATTGTATGACAGATGATGAATACCATGGGTACTTGAAGGGTAACGTTTTGAAATATGTTGCTAGATATAAATTTAAGGGTGAACCTTTACAAGATTTAGAAAAAGCACAATGGTATTTAAACAGACTAATAAAGGAGGTCAAATGAGTCACGGTGAAAAAATGTCTGTGTTAGGTAAGATAATAGCTTTACAAGAAGTTATGATACATACACAGAATGAAATAAATAAATTAAATAAACAATTACAGGAGGCAGACAATGGGAGCAATAAAGCAAGCACTAATAGAAGTAGATGATTTAGTTTGTGCTAGCCTTAATCAAGGCAGAACATTAAATCAAACTATAAGAGATTTAAGAACAGAGTTTAATAAAAAAGGTAGAGATAACCCTTATTTATTAGATGAAGATTTAATAGAAGATAAATATTATGCTTTTAGAGGTGCAGAATGAGTAAAGTAAGAACGCATTTAGTAAAAGCATTAGCTAGAAAATATGAAGCTGAGATAGCAGAGGCAAAAGCAACAATGGAAATATATCTTGATAATTCTGTAGGTATTGGAGAACATCCACAACATATAGAAGAGATGGA